CACCATGCTGGAGGACGCCCGCAAGCAGAAGCAGAATCAGCTGCCCGATCACGTGCAGAAACAGATCACCGACGCCACGAACCGCGCCAACGGCCTGCTCATCGCCGCCGAGGTGAAGAGCCTGGGCGCTGCCATGGGTCTGGTGGACGCAGACGTGGCGCTGCAGCTGATGAACCGCGAAGCCGTCAAGGTGGACGACAAGGGCGTTGTTTCCGGCGTCCAGGACGCCATGAACGCCCTGAAGGAGCAGAAGCCCTACCTGTTCGGCCAGAGCGCCAAGCCCGGTGCGTGGGGCCAGCAGCAGGGCAACCCCGCCCCCGGCGAAAAGTCCGAGCGGGACGAAATGCGCGAAGCCATGTTCGGCAAGCGCACCTAACGACATTACAGGAGGAGAATAACACATGCCTATCACTCTCGCACAGGCCCAGAACCTTTCCCAGGAAAAGCTGGTCAAGACCGTGATCGATGAGTTCCGCAAGTCCGCTCTGCTGGACATGCTGACCTTCGACAACACCGTGAAGCCCGGCGGCGGCAACTCCCTGGCCTACACCTACAACCGTGTGACCACCCTGCCCACCGCCGCTTCCCGCGCCCTGAACACCGAGTACACCCCTCAGGAGCCCGCCACCACCCCCGTTACCGTGCTGCTGAAGATCTTCGGCGGCTCCTACCAGATCGACCGTGCCCTGCAGCACAACGAGGAACAGGTCGTTGACCTGGTGACCTTCCTGCAGAACCAGAAGATCCAGGCGGCCATCGCCAAGTTCCACGACATGTTCGTCAACGGTGACGCCGCTTCCGCCGCCGCCGACTTCGACGGCATCGACAAGGCTGTTACCGGCACGGAGACCGACTACACCCCCGGCGAGGTCATCGACCTTTCCACCTCCGCCGCCATGGACGCCAACTGGAAGAAGTACACCGACGCCCTGCGCACCCTCCGGGCCAAGATGGACGGCGCGCCCACCCTGTACCTGATGAACAGCGAGATGTTCGCCAAGCATCAGGCGGTGATGGACCGTGCCGGCATCAACCTGGCCAGCAAGGAGAACTACGGCGACGAGGTGCTCCAGTGGGGCAAGAGCCTGATCATGTCCATGGGCGACAAGCCCGGCAGCTCCAACCCCATCATCGGCGTGGACGAAGGCGCCACCGACATCTTCGCCGTTCGCCTGGGCCTGGATGGCGTGCACGGCGTGAGCCCCGACGGCAACAAGCTGGTGCACCCCTACCTGCCCGACTTCACCAAGCCCGGCGCTGTGAAGACCGGTGAGGTGGAAATGATCGCCGGCGTGGCCATCAAGATGACCCGCGCCGTGGGCGTTCTGCGCGGCACCAAGATCGCCTGATAAGGAGGATGCACCATGAAGAAGTTCAAGATCACCGCCCCCGTGGCGACCTATACCGGCTCCGGCTGGGGCCTGACCTTTGCCGCCGGCGTAGCCGAGACCGATGACGCCAAGCTGGCCAAGAAGCTGAAGAAGCGCGGCTACAAGGTCGAAGAGCAGAAGCAGCCCAAGGCCACCAAGGCTGACGAAACCAAGGCCACCGAAGATCAGCCCAAGGAGTGAGCATCATGCTGACCGCCATCGAATTCAGCCACATTACCGGGTGCAATCCTGTGAGCGAAGAAACCTTTGCCGCCTTACTGGCTGATGCTGAGCAGCAGCTGCACACCCATACGCTGTACGCCTATGTGGGCCGGGATATGGGCTCCCTGCCGGAGATCATCCGCTCCCATTGGCAGCGTGCTCTTGCATGGCAGGTGTACTTCCTGCAGCAGCAGGGCGGTATGGCCGCGCAGGCCAGCGGGATGGTGGCGGCCGGCTTCTCCATCGGCGATCTGACGGTGAACGGCACCGGCAGCTCCGGCAACTCTTCGTCAGCAGATGGGCTCTCCCCCACGGTACGCTCGCTGCTGCCGATGCTCCTCGCCTACGGAAGGGGGCTTCGCAAATGCGACTGACCCCCATTCCCCGCGCCGCGCGGCCGCACACCGTGGCCATCGCCCCCTGCGCCCAGCTGGACGTCAATCAAACGCCCAGTTGGGGCGATGAAGTCTGCTTCCCCTTTGTGAAGGTGGAGTTCACCACCCGCACCAGGCTGGAGAAGATGGACACCCGGCAGGAGGTCACCGGCGTGTGCTACATCGACCAGGTAGACGCGCCCACGGATCCCGAGCGGCTGCAGCACGAAAGCAATGCTGCCGGACATCCGGCACGGCTTAGCTGGCAAGGCAAGGATTACCTCATCGAGACCGTGACCCCGCACTTCCACCCGGACGGCACCGTGCACCACTGGAAGGTGATCTTCCGTTGAGCAGTTCCGTCAAGATCGACATCAATAAGGCACAGATCCTCCGGAAAGCTGATCGTGCGTGGGAAGCAGCCCGGCCGCTGGTAGCGGAAACCATTCTCGCCGACTGCAATACCTACTGCCGTTTCGATGAAGGCACGCTGGTGGACTCCGGCCACACCGAAGATGGCGGCGCGCGCGTCGTGTACGATACACCCTATGCCAAGAAGGTGTATTACACCGGCACGCCCCGCACCCATATGAACCCCAACGCCAAGCTGATGTGGTGCGACCACGCCAAGAAGGCCCACAAGCGCGAATGGACGCTTCGGACACAAAAACTGATGGGAGCGAAGATATGAGCTACACCACCGACATCCTGCTGGAAGTGATCCGCCTGGCCCAGGAGACAAAACCATTCGCCACCATCCGCCGCGGCGCTCTGCCGCCGGACAATGGCATCTGCATGGAGATCGCCACCGGCGCACCGGAGACCACCTTCATGGACCGCCGCAGCGTGCTGGGGTTATCCCTGGTGCTTAACGGCAAGCATCGCGACCTGGCTGCCGTATCCGACGCGCTGAATACCATCCACCATGCGCTCACCCGCATGAAAGAATACCCTATCACGGAAGCGTGGCAGATTCTGAACATCTCCACGACCTCCGTTCCCCACCAGATCAGCCGGGAAGCAGATGGACAATGGCTGTTCGGCTCCTCGCTTGATGTGAAATTTTTTGAAAGGAGATAATCTATGACGGATATTCAGCTCAATCCTACCTGGAAAACCACCGTGCAGATCGGTACTGCAAAAGTAAGCGACAACTGGACCTATGCGCCGCTGTGTGCCGGCATCGAGAACCTGGACGAGGCGCTGAACGAACAGACCCAGCAGTTCTTCTTCCTCTGCGGCCAGGGCTATGCCCACAACGAAGTCACCGGCATGGCGCCCACCTTCACCTTCACGGGTAAGCGTGTGTATGGCGACGCCGCCCAGGACTACATCGACAGTATCAAGTATGAGACTGCCGACAAGCGCAAGACCAGCGTGCAGCTGGTGGTGGAACACGCCGGCAAAACGGTGATGACCGTTACCTGCGACGCCACCATTACCAACATCGTCACCCTGGGCGGCGGCAACGCCATCAACGTTCAGCCCTTCAACTGCACGTTGTCCCTCAACGGCAAGCCCACCGTGACGCCCGCCGCCTGATAACCAATACACAAGGAGGATCAGCCCGTGCATGTCATTAAAAGCAAGAACCGCCTCAGCGATTCGTTGATCATCAAAACCGGCGATAAGTCCATTACACTGCATGTGGACCTGGATTTGGCCGCCACGGCCCAGAGCATGCGAAAGGCACAGCAGCACCTGGCGGAAACCCAGAAAGCCGCCATTGAAAACCGGTCGCAGGAAACCGCCGAGGCTTATGGTCAGGCGCTGCGCGGGCTGATCTGCGTTGTGTTTGGCCAGGAACAGACCGACAGCCTGCTGGACTTCTATGAAGGGCAGCCCGAAAGCCTGCTGAACGACATCATGCCCTACATCTTCCGGCGCATCGTCCCGGCCATCACCAAGGCCAGCCATAAGCGGGCCCGCCAGCTGGCAAAGGGGCGCCGTCCGTGAAGCTGTATGAAAACCTTCCCCCCCGCATCCGGGTCGGCCGCCGTGCCTATCGCCTTCGGCTGACCTATGACCGGGTATTGGCCGCCATGGACGCCTCAAAAGACCCCGCGCTGACCGACCTGGACAGGCAGCGGGTGATGCTCCGTTTGCTGGTTCGCTCCCGGCTGCCCTACACAGCGGATCAGCAGACACAGCTGCTCAAGCAGATTCTGTCCTTGCTGGAGAATGCCGGCGGCTCATCCCGCGGCGGTAAGGCGCTCACGAGCCTCACCCAGGATGCGCAGCTGATCCACGCCGCATTCAAGCAGGCATACGGTATTGACCTGCGCACCCAGAAGATTCCCTGGCAAACCTTTTGTGATTACTTTATCGGGCTTCCGTCTGACACCAAGCTGGCGGAAGTTATTTCTTTGCGCGCACGGCCCATCCCGCCGCCTACACGCTACAACGCCCAGGAACGTGCCGCTCTGATCGAAGCCAAGCAGGCCGTTGCCCTGCACCTGGATGATGATCAGCAGATGACGAGCTATTTCCGTGGCACCCAGGCCATGCTGCGCATCATGCTTGACCTTGCAAAGCGAGGTGATATACATGAGTGACGGCAAGGTCGTATTCGATATCCGTGGTGATTCCAGCCACCTCCCTGTGGACCTGGACAGAGCGTCCAATGTTATCGCCAAGAAGACCGCGGGCTGGACCGCTCTGGCCAATGCCGCCGTTGGCAGCATCACCAACGTGATGACCAAGGCCGCATCCGGCGCTGCGGAACTGATCAAGAATGGCGTGCAGTATAACGCCCTGATCCAGGATTACACCACCAGCTTCACCACCATGCTGAGTTCCGCTGACGCCGCCCAGAAGAAAGTGGAGGAGCTTAAATCCTTCGCAACCAAAACACCCTTCGCATTTACTGACCTGGCCGACGCCACCAAGACCATGCTGGCCTTTGGCGTTTCCAACGAGGAAGCCAGCGTCGCCCTGAAGCATCTGGGCGACATTTCCCAGGGCAACGCCCAGAAGCTCTCCAGCCTGTCGCTGGTGTATGGCCAGGTGCGCAGCGCCGGCAAGCTCATGGGCCAGGACCTGCTGCAGATGATCAACGCGGGCTTCAACCCCTTGCAAACCATCGCGCAGAAGACCGGCGCGTCCATGGCTGACCTGAAGGCCATCATGTCCGGCGAAAAAACCTCCAGCGACTTCACCGATCTCCTGGCCGCAGCCCGTAAGGAAGTGGATGAGCTGGGCGCCTCCGCCAGCGAAAGCGCTATGCTGCTCTGCCAGATCGCGGACGATGGCGCCATCAGCGCTGACACGGTGGCCGCGGCCATGCGCATTGCCACCAGCGAAGGTGGGCTGTTTTTCAATGCGATGGAAAACCAGTCCAAGACCTTCAACGGTCAGCTGTCCACCCTGAAGGATAACCTTTCCGCCCTGGGCGGCTCCATGACCAAGGCCCTTTTTGACTCTCTGGCGGTGGACGTTATGCCCACCGTGAACGGATGGGTGGAACGCTTACAGGCTGCCTTCGACGAAAGCGGCCTGAGCGGCATGGGCGCGGAGATCGGCGCCATCATCGGCGAGATCGTCATGAGCATCGACTGGCCCACGCCCGAGGAAGCACTCGCCGCCGCCACCGAATGGTGGAACACCGCTGGCGGTATTGTTGCCGGCGTGTGCACCTGGACGCTGCAGCTTTTTGGCATGCCGCCCGCCACGGCTGAAACCGTGGGCGCTACCGTGGAAGAATGGTGGAAAAAAGCCGGAGACATTGTGTCCGGTACATGTAGCTGGCTGCTGAAGTTCAC